ATCTTTTCTGTTGTACCTGATCGCCACCGTTTTGGGGCTGTCATGGAAACATGGAGTGAAACGGTCACCGATCTGGTCATACGGTGTAAACGCAATCTTCTTCGCGTCCCCGCGCGAGAGGGTGCCGGTCATCAACACCCGAACCACGGCTTGCTCGTAAAGCGGAGCGATTGCGCGCGTCCACTCCCCATCCTCAGCCTCCAGATGGTGAAACTCATCCAGTACAAGGATGTAACGATGCCGATTGAAGTCGGTCAGTATCGTTTTCTTTACGTCCGCCCCCGCAGCCTGGTAGGTCGTGACAAAGCCATTTGTCCCGCGAGAAGGATTTATTTCATTCGTTGACGAACGGATAACAAGGTTGTGGCCGAACATCTTCCGGAAAAAGGGATCAATGAAGTTCCGTTCCGCCTGATCCTGCAGCGACATCCGCGGCGCAATCCAACAAATCTTGTCAGCAATCCCCGCGGTGATTAGTTTACCGGCCTGCACCGGCAGCGTCGATTTACCCGCGCCCGGGGTTGCGTGAACCACAATATCGCGGACTCCCAAACCGTTGATTATACCGGCAATAGCAGCGTCAAAATCAGACTGATGCTTGCGCAGCTTCATGGCTTCGCCTCCTGCTTGAGTATCGTTTTGATTAATGCAATATCAAGACGGTCTTCACTTACACGATGCATATAAAAACCCCGACTATCAGACCCGGAAAAGACAATCCATTCATCGCTAATTCGTTCCAAGCTGATATCTCCATTTAGCATCCCGACTAAGCACCGCTCTGGATTTTCCGGGTCGAAGACGGGTGGAAGCCAGAGACACGTTGTTGACAGAATATCTTGGTCAGATAACAATCGTTCATCTCCATTACTTGCAGTACAATGCCAGTATGTTTTTGACTGAAGGGAAGATTTGCTCCGAATAACAATTATTTCCGTGCGTTGATCTTCCGACCATATCTGTTTATCCAGGTCTTCGCCAAAAACGGTACATTTACGCCACACTTTATCCCCGGCACTCCACTCCCCAAATCTTTCCTTGTAAATCTTCGTCTCGCTCAGGCGGCGATATAGAGCTAAATGTTCTTCGTTCATGGATCGATCTCCTTCCGTATCCAAATAAGCAGGTCTATGGCAGCATCAGCAGGATTTGCATTCTTGAATCGCGTCGGAATCATTATTCGATGTCCATCTTTTACGGGATAGTCATAATGCGTAATGATAGTATCTTCCCCATCATTGGCAACGGTCATATTAATTGATGTTATTTTGCGCCGTTTCAACTCCCTTCCATCCCTCTCAAAATATTCCCTGTTCCCATCTCCTATATTCCCTGTAATCCCATGAAACTTAAACCGCTTCTCGATGTACTTCTTTTCCTTAACCGACAGCTCAATGTATATCTTGGGCTCTTCTGGCCGGTTTATCCAAAGGGCTATCGCACCCAGATAGATAAGGAGCAGAAGGAAGCCGATTATTATTTTTAGGAGGGTCACCAAATCACCCTATGTTCTTCTGTGTTATGCTGTGTTCGTTTCCATTCACACTTTGGGCAATACTTGTATATTTTACCGTTAACACTCGCATATTTCTTCGCCTCCTGTTCACCAATTTTATGATCTTTGCCGCAGGAACAATGCGCGATATATATTTTTGGTTCCTTAGGTTCTTTTGGTTCTCTTGCTATTACTTGTGTACCGGTTTTTTTCTTGTGACTGATTTTATACCTACACTCCTTGCATCAGCCATAAATCAACAAATCTTTCTGCTTCATTTCTACCTATTGTCGGACTTGGATACGCCACCCAACGCCTGCCTTTCCGCCTCTCGCATAAGAGGCCCATCTGTTGTTTGAATGAATTGACTGTGTCTCTGATTGTAATTATCCTTCATAGCGGCTAACCCTGTAAACAAAGATATTGCGAGTAGGATAAACAGTATTGCTTTAAGTATGGTTCTCATTTTCTTGTCTCCCTGATAACTACTTGTCTATCCCTCTCATCCTCGTCATTCATTTTAACCTCCAAATAGCAAAAGCTCCAAAGACAAGCAGGGCAATATGGAAAATCATAAGCCATCCAAAGTCGGTCATCCTTTATACTCCTTTCTGATGGCAAAGAGCCATAAGTAACGCTTCTTCAATTATTCCTCTAATTTTATCTACCCATTTAAAGCTATTCCATACTCTAATAATTAAATTGCTCCCGTCTCTGCTTACAATAGCATCAAATTGAGACCAGTCTAACATCCTCCAGAGTCCTCTTTCTGGATTACGAGGATCAATAGGAAGAGGAAAGAGGATTCTACTGCTACAAGGTCTGTCTATGCAGCAACAATCATCTGCATAATCGCAATCTGATCCGAATGCGACCCAAGGATATTTTTCGCATCGAATACGATCGTAAGTTTGCAGCTCTTTCATCTTTTCTCTGAACAATGGCTGCAACCTCTTGTACATATCAAGTATTTCTGGTTTCATAGCTCTATCCTCTATTACTAAAATCACTGTTCACTTTGTTACCTCCTTTTATTTAAAAGGCTGAGACTTAAAAACCATTTATTGTGTTTGCCGAGTAGGCCAAACATCTTCCATCCCCATCCAGGAGTTCCAAAAAGGATAATCATTTATTATTCTCCCTCAGCTTCACCAACGAATTATGAAGAATTCTATTCATATTTCGCAGAATTTCAATATCAGAGGTCAGAGAGGCGATCTGCCTTTCATCTTCCATTATCCCACTGTTACAGGCAAATAAGCTTCTCTGTGTAGCTTCGTGATTGGCAACCTCAATGGCTAAATCTCGTATTGCTGCCAGCTCGTTACGTTCCGCCTCTCTTGCCAAGTCACACTGCCTGGCAAGCATGGTAATGTTGGCAGCCAAGTCTGATGATAGTTTGGCGATCTGCTTATCTCTGTCCTCTTCAATGGCCTTGGCTTCGGAGTAGAGGACATAACTACCTTTGTCGCTCTTTATCATTTCATTTCCAAGTCTGTTCTGATACGGAGTATATCTCTGCATTTTAAACCTCCATATTAAGTGCTTCGTAAACTCTTTTCTGAATATCAACTGTTTCGATGGTCGCCATGCCCCCTATTATGTTGAGGGCGTCCCTTTGCCGTTCTATAATTTGGATGGCTGTGTCGAGATCAAAAGAATACCGATTCTCGTCTTTCATCCTTAGTATTACTCTTTTCATGCGCTGTACAAAGTCATCAACTTTCATAGCTAAACCTCCATATTAAGTGCTTCCTGAGCATCCAAATAATCAAATATACAGTATTCGTATTCGTAATATTTTCCGTTTATCAGTGGTCCGTCTGTACATTTGTGAATATTATAATTTTTTTCATCTGCAAACCTCTTTACCATTGTCAACAAACCATCAGCAACAAGAAGCAGCTTGCTTTGCGTTTGGGTATCCAGATCACCGCCGGATTCGTTTACAATCTTTGCCCATTCCACAAAGTCATCAACTTTCATAGTATCCTCCACGCCAGCATTTATTAAACAGTCACGGTTAGCCCCTACTTACTCGCCCTGCGTGTAGCCCCTCGTCCCGTCAAATCGGGAGTCTCCGCGAAGCCGTGACTAAATTACTATATCTCGTTCATATATTCTTTACATCTATTTATTATAGATTCCAATTGGAAAACTTGGCGCTTAGTCTTGTTTACTTCTTCTTCTAAACGTCTGTTTTCTCTGCAATTTTTATCCAGTTCTTCTTTGTAACTATCTACTACACGAACATGAATTGCATACTCCATATAATCGCCACAACAATTTGAAAGCATGTCATCGGTCGTACTATATCTGTTAATATAAGGTTCTAATGGCATTTTAATACCCCTTTAATTGATGACCGGAACCTCGACCGGCCTGCTTTGTTTCCTGGCCCCACGTTTCTACGTTTCGTTCCAGCCCCAGTTCGCTCTGGTTCGGAGAGGTTAAGGAACATAAAGAACCCAATCCCCATCGTCGTTCAAACGTTTTTTACCCGGCTGACATTCATACGGATTGCCATCACATAGAAAGAGGTCGTCAATTTCACATCCGCATTCTTCTTGAGGCAGACATAATCCATCAAAGTCATGCTCTTTCAGCCAGTCAATTATGATATCTTTTGCGTTCATTTTGTCTCCTTTAAATAGGCAGCTTCTCGATTTCGTCGGCTGCCCAGCGAAGGTATGAAGCATATTCTTTCACTGATCTCCACCGCATCAGGTTATCCAGTTCAATGCGGAGATAGTTCCGGTCGCCCTCCATCTCCACCGTAACAGTAAATCCCTGATAGGTATCAGTTCTCTTCCCGCGCTCAGCTCGGTATTTCTGCTCAGTGAGTATCATTTCTCCTCCAGCGGCAGCAGTTCGTAATTACACCTTTCCTCGCACTCCATGCCCCACCAGACCCCGTCTTTGTCGTAACCTTCTGCATCTACTTCGCCAGATCGTCTTTGGGGGTCTGTCTTTTTTACGATCCGTGTCACAACCCCGCTGCAAAGCTCCTCAACTTCCTCAGCCCATCCATCCACATTATCGAGGTAGTCCTCGACAGATATTTTCGCATACTCCATCAACTCCGCTTCATCCCGGAAGAAGATCAACCCTTCTCCCTCTGGGTCGAAAAAGAAGTATTTGTATTCAGCGGAAGCCCTGCGTTTGTAGTCGTATTTTTTATCTTTCATAACCTACACTCCCTTCCGTCCCTCTTGAAATAGTCCCTCTTCCCATCTCCGATATTCCCGGTAATCCCATGAAACTTGAACCGCTTCTCGATATACTGCTTTTCCTTAACTGACAGCTCAATGTAGATTTTAGGCTCTTCTGGCCGGTTTATCCAAAGGGCTATCGCACCCAGATAGATAAGGAGCAGAAGGAAGCCGATTATTATTTTTAGGAGGTTCATGGTTTCCTTATTCAAATAATACCGTTTGGTCGGGACATATCCCCTTGGGGCTTTTCTCCGACATCCACCAATCCCACATATCGTCGCCGCTGTTCCATATTACCCGCAATGGATGTTTGGAGTGCCACTCCAGGGGACGATTTCTTCTTGCCTCAACTGCTTGCTGAAACGCTCTTCGGTAAAGCGTCTCATATCGGGGCCACCGCTTAAATTCTTCATATCTTTTGGTATTCATAGGGCACCCAATACATCCCAGCCGCTTAAAGCCCTCATCATAAAGACTACAATAAGGGACATTATTCATATGGATGTATTCCCAGACATCCGCTGCCGTCCAGTCGATGATGGGGTGAAAATATGTTTTTAGTTTATCTCTGGCACATATCTCAAGCATTCTCCGCCGGCCACGGCGAACGCTTTCCGCCCAGCGGATTCCGGTTACGACTATCCGTCCAACTCCACCCCCTTCTTTTAAATATTCACAACAAAAACGGGCCGTTCTCGTTGGCGGCATCATTTTTTTGGCAATCAACGCCCACATGGTTATTTCCGGCCTATGCCGCTGGACTTCGGGGTGTTGGTCGCGAATGAAATAAAATAATTCTGGTGGATCAACCCCGGTAATATTATAATGAGCATCAAACTTCACCCCGGCCTGCTTCACAAGGTCAAGGATAACAACGGAATCCTTGCCCCCCGAGAAGGCAACATAGTATCCCTCTTTAGGCTCAAATGTCTTTATCCGCTCTAACGCTATTTTCACCTTGTCCCTTATCCCAAACAATCCCGTCTCTTGTAGGCTCATTACCAAATCACCCCATTCTCTCTCGGTTCGTACAGACAACGCTTGTAACCGCATTTTTCACAGTATCTGTAGCTTTTCCCATTGACCACTGCGTATCTTTTTGCTTCCTGTCTTGTGAGTGAATAATCTTTTTGGCATGAGGGGCAATGGGCCATCACAGGCTCCGGTTTTGGCTTGACAGTCCGGCGAACGTTTGTATGAGACACAATATATCTACAGTCCGGGCAGTAACGGGCTTCAGAGGTTCCGAGAAAAGTCTTTCTGCAACCCTTTCTCTGACATTTGATCTTGCGTTTCTGTTCAGGCATTCAACCCCTATAACCCGGCTTCCCTTTTAGGCACGCGCCGGGAGCGTTCTGGGAGGTGGAGAATCGTTATGTCCATTGCGGGTTTTTCCCGTGCGAAAACTCAAGGATATGATCAGCCATTGCCCGACAACTTTCCTTGTGGCTGATGTAACAAAGCTGAGATAGTCCGGCTTCCGCCATAAACGGCCTGTAAAGCGCCGTAAACTTCTCCGCATTGTCAGCGTCAAGTGCCCCGTCCGCCTCGTCTCCACAATAGTAATCGAACTTCTTTCCGCCCTTCTCTTGATTCAGCAGAGACATGGCCAACGTAATTGCCTGCACGCACCACACCCGCTGCCCGCCGCTGATGTCATCAAGGAATATTTCGTTGCCGTTCTCCATGATGATTTTGATGCTCATATCCTCGCGGCCCTTTTCGTCCTGATCCTGGAGGCGCACGGAATAGAGGGCATTGAAAGCCTGAGATAAAAGCCGGTTGGCATTATGGACGATCATTGGCGCTGCCGCGCCCATCCGCAGATTCTGCAACCCATTCTTCCCGCAGGAGTTTTGCAAATATCTCCACGAGGATACGTTTCTGACAAGCAGCTCCCTCTGGTGCATGACCTCCACTAGCTCCGTTTCCGCTTCCGCAATCCGGGCCAGTTCGGCTTCGAGGGCGGCTATTTTGTTCCGGGCGGCCTGGATTTCGGTTTCGAGGGCGGGGAGCTTGCTGGTTTCAATTTCCCTGATATCCCACTGAACCCCCTGGAGCTTTGTTTCGGCCCCCGCAAATTCAAGGAGCTGGCCGTCAATTACCATTCTATCGTCGCAGAGTTCATTGATCCGTGTATGGTAGACGTTTTCTTTTGCAACCCACAAATTCTTTTTGTCGGTTCCTTGTTCCGTCACTTCTGCAAGTTGCTTTTCGAGGTCGGCCTTTCTGATCTCAGCGAACCGGACATCCGGCAGCCGATCCGCGAGGGCTTTCTGCGCGGCTATCTCCTGCCTGATTGAAGTCAGTTTTTCCCGGTGCATGGTCAAGAGTTCGGTCGTGTTGATTAAAATTTGCCGGGCGTTCCCAAGGTCGTTGGTGGCGGTCTTTATTTGCTCGTCGAGGGCAAATTTCGCAGTAACAATGGACTTTTTGCGTGCCGCAAGGGTTCCCTCGATGTCTCTCTTCTGAAATTCCAATTCCGGTATCTCTTTTTCGGCCTGCAATGCCGCCACGATGAAGGAACAGGTGGTCGATGCGCAATCCTCCGCCCTGTCCGCGAGGGGTTTTGACAGGTCGAATTTGTTCCCGAGCTGCCCCGTGATTCGGTGCAATTCCCTGTCAAGGGTGGCAATTTCACGGTCGTTCTCCAAATCCTTCACCTGCTGCCGGAGTTCCGCAAGGTCGGTTTCGAGGTCGTGGCCCCTCTTCTGATAAACCGGGACGTTCTGATTCTCCTCTTCGATCTGCGCTACCAATCCGGCAAGAGAGGATTCGAGTTCCCGCACATTGTCCGCTGCCTTCTCGATGGATTCTTTCAGGGGCGCCGGGAAAAACTGCTTGTCGATATCCAGCTTGATTTCCCGATACTTCACGGCCAGGGCGCTGATCTCCTTTTCCACCGTCTCTTTCTCCTCCACCAGTTCCGCTTCCACTCTCTCAATCTGTGCCTGTAAATCCTTCCGGCGTTCGAGGGCGACGGCGTTCTGCTGGATGGTGGCTTTCAGGGCATCGATGGTGGTGCGTTTATCGATGATTGCCTGCTTAAAAATAGAAAGCTCGTCGGTCTTTATCGAAAGGTGGTTTTGGGCAAGAGCAACATCAACCTTCTTTTCCTCCTTGACAGAGATGTTCTCCTGCAGCACCGTAATCCGCGCGTCCAACTGACCAGCTTTCCCCTGGTAGATGTTTGCTGCCTGTTTCGCGGTATCCTCATAGACAGAGTACTTTTGCAGGTTCAAAAATTCTCGAAGTAATTCACGGAAGACGCCGACCGTGAGATTTTCTAACTGCATGTCCTTGGTCGCCTTACTTTTTTGAGGGCAGAACTGGCTCCTGAAATAAACGAACGGCTGTCCAAAGATTTCGTTGACCGCTTCTTTGTACTGCGTGATTTTTCCATTGCAAGTAGGCTTCCCGTTAACCCACAAGTAGCCCTCCTGTTTCTGTTGCTCACAATCCATTTTTATGAGGCTTCTGTAGCTGTTCCCCATAAAATCACATTCAAACTCTTTCTCAGCGTCACGGCCTACGAAGTGGCTCCATAATGCACCCGACCTCGATACAAGCTGTGGGTACATGTGCAGGTTTTCAAGGACGGAACTTTTTCCCGAACCATTTTCTCCATCGAAGCCGATCAGCCCAGTTTTGCCCGTAAAGTCAATTTCGATCTCGGGGATGCCATCCCACGTTAATTTCGGGCCAGCAAGTAGGCCCTTCGCTCCTTTCAATCTCAGCTTCATGCCGCACCCCCTGCAACCCTCTGCAAAAGTTCCTCCCCCGGAACCCCCTCAAGCAATTCGGCCTTGAGGAGGACGTCAGCCTCGATCTCCTCTTGCCTCAGATCCGCCATCGCCTTGATCTCGTCCCGGAGGGTTTCAGCCGCAAGAACCGACTCCGCGCGGACATTCTCCCGGGGGATGGCGGTAATTCTTACTTCTACCGATTCGGCTCCCCACCTTTTCAGGTTCTCGATGATGGTTTCTTTCGATACAAGCCCTGTTTCGTCCTGGTATGCCGTGACCTCGACCCTGACCGTTGCTCCGGCAATTCCCTCAAATGGGATGGTGATTTTTTCCCCGGCGGTCATGTCGAACTTGTACCTGGCGATTCTCTTGCAGGGGGTTTCGACAAACTTTGATTGAATTTGCTGCTGACCGTCGGTCTGGCCGATCTCGTGGATATAGAAGCCGTGCCTGTGATCCTCCCCGATGTTGTTGGCGTAAATAGAGCCCGAATAGAAGATGCTACCCGGAAGCTCCTGGGGAAGGTGAAGGTGCCCACAAAGAATCAAATCGGCCCCGGACATTGCCAGTTGATCGCGGCTCACTTCAATGTCGCGCCCCGTCATTACCTGACCATTTGCCGCCTTCCCCCCGGAAACACACCCATGATAAACAAGGACGTGCGGAACTCCCGGATACTCCGCAGCAGCGGCACCAAGCCCGGCGAATAACCCGCTCATCGCCGCCCCGATCTCCTGATCAGAATCGGCAACTCCCGCCGTAGTCTGGAAAAACTGCTTCGTTGGCTGAGGTATGAGGGTAATGATCGCGGCGAAAATAGGCCCGCCTTCCCCGCCCAACTCATGGAAGCAATCCCCGATCGGGAAAAATCCAACCTGCTCCGGAAGGGTCGAAACGTGAATCGGCCATTGTCCCCGTGCAAACCTCAAAATCTCCGGCGAGTTCCCGTCGTGACTTGGCGTTCCCTTGATGATCGCAACCGGGGCAATGTCAGCCAGGGCAGAAATGAAACCGATCGCAGCAAGGGCAGAACGGGAACCCATCTTCACGTCCTGAGAATCAAACAAATCTCCCGCGGAAATGATCAGGTCGGGTTGTTCGGCTCGGGCAGTTTCAACGATAAAGTTCAAACAGATCGCTATTTCGTCAATGTCGCGGTCGCGTAGATGTTCGTCACTTACGTGGATGATCTTCACAGTCATTCCCCCTTCTCCGCGAACTTGCGGATGTGGTCGATATTTGCGAGTATCGCCTTCGCCTTGCGCACCCCAAAAGAAATCGATTCCTCCATGTTCGTGTCGGTTTTCTTGTCAAACCATTCATGGCCGGTGTAAATCTTGATCAGGTCATGGCCCTTGTAGGTTTCGTAATCGGGTGATTTACTCATACCTCTACCTCCCCATACGTCTTTAGCTCTTTCGTGATCCTATTGCGGAACGATTCGATCGCGGCCTGTTGCGATGGCCGATGAGTACAGGAACCGTTCTGTCTAAAAAAGCACTCTTCATCGCCGTCAGGAGGCATGGTCGAACAGAGCGCAAACCGGCACGTCTCAGCCCCGGCACAGTCAAACCCGATCTGAAATTCTCCATCGTATAGAGTAGCGTTGACGTTCGCTTTTTCCGACTTCATGCCGCCACCTTCCCCTTCTCGACATCCGGCAGCGCAACCAGAAAATCATATATTTCCAGTCGTTTCTTGGCGCTGATCGTCTCCATGGTGTTATTCGGGGCCTTGAGTTTCGTAAGCCACCCCTGGAAATAGTCGACCTTCCCCTTTTGCTCACAGAGAGAAGTCAGGACTTTGCACTGGCCAGCAACTTCGCAGTTTTCGAAGTCAAGCCGCAGCGAGGCGGCTGGATCGGGAGTGTTGTCCAAGCCAAACGGGACATCATCCTCACTATTAAGGTGATAACGCTTGTCGCCTTGTGTTTCTTCGGCATCAATGACATCGGCATCCCCCGTGCATTTATCCGCGGGAATATTGGCCTCGTAGGAAATGGCCGGCTGATCGTTGGGTGCTTCGATCCTTTGTTGTTCCGGCATCTGGCCGCCGAAAAGCGAGGTAATTGCCATCTGTTTGACGTTCATTTCAGTGACCAGGCGACGGGTGTATTCGTCGCTCATATCCAGCCACGGGATAACGCGCACCGCAATAAAGGGCTTAGACAGCGAAGCGACGGTATAGGTGCCATCAACGCCGAGTATCTTCCGGATGATTCGGTTCCGGGCGCCACTGATACAGAGCTTGGTCTGATTGGCCTTTTTCTGCAGCAGATCGCGACCAACCAAAAAATCCTTGCTCTTGCTTTTGGAATATTGGGATTCCAGTTGCTCCTGAACGATTTCCAAATCCATCCCGTAGGCATCAGCCAGACGATAGAATGAAAATCCGTCCGGCATACGAACAGCCCCGGCAAGCTCGCAGAGCTGCCGCCCCTTGTGTTCCTTGTCGATCATTACATGGGGCTTATCCCACACAAGAGCGGTATGCTGGGCGAGCTTTTCAAGACCCTGCCCCGATACCCGGACGAGTTCTGCCTGGGGATCGATCTTCCGTTGGTATTCTCCCTGCCCCGCCGTCCTGTGCCACTCGTTTGCCTTCGCGTCATAGCTGGTGGTATCGTGCGGGTAAACATCCTTATCCTTCGGGTGCGGCCTGAGAAAAACCTGAGTTACAATCAACCGGAACCCTGCTGCCACCTCCGCGATCTGATCCATGCAGGGCACCAGCATGTGGCAACCGTCTGACTTATATTTAGCCAGATCCTTCAATGCTTGCTCATTGACTTTATCCATTTTCCTACCCTCCCCTTTTAGTTGGCGAGAGACGCAAATTTCGATAACGTCCCCCGCCAGACTACTACTATTTTTCTTCCCCCCGGTTTCGTCGGCTTCTCCGGGAACCGTTCAAGAGTCGCTATTCCTCATGCACCGGATACTTTTCTGACGCTACCACCTCCCTTTCTTTTCGTGTTGGTTTCTTGTGTAACGAGTACCCAGGGCAAAAAACCCTGATAATCCACCTGATAAATGCGTATTCCTCGTCTTTTGCTTTCATCATTACCCCCTCAACTCATATAACCACTGCCCATCCGTCCCCGGAACCGGCTGCGCCTTGACATCCATCAGGTGAGGTCGCAGGGCCTTTCTGATATCGGAAATCCTGCCAGTTGAGTTCAGCACGCACATATCGCGCACGATCTCGACATTCGTTACCGGGCCTTTCAAAAGACGCCCGTAGAGGCGGGCATTCTGGCTCCCCGGTTTAAACAAATCTTCAGGCATTGGACGCGTGAAACTAATCGAGGTCTGCGCCATTCTGCCAAGTTTGCCCAGACGCCGGGCATCGTCGATCTGGCTTTCCGTTAAAAGATTCATACCCACCTCCCCGGCTTCTTGATCCAGCGACGATCCATGAGATGCAGGATTCCAAGGCCGATCACATGGACAATAATCACCCCACCAACCAAGGCCGTAACCAAAACCGCGCAAACAAAGATGTTCTCCGTGAAATCCATATCCCCCTCCATTAGGTTTCTATGAAAAAATCGTTGGGCTCCTTGCCCAATGCTGCCGCAAGAACTTGGAGACTCGCCGTAGTCAGCGACCTATCCCCTGCGTTCTCCCAGTTCCATATTTGTTGTGGTGAGAAGTTTGTTTTTTTTGAAAGCTCCGTGATTGTGAGACCGACTTCCTCACGAAGTTTTTTGATTTGGCTGATCTGGAATTGTTTCATTTATACCCCCTGTGATGGAGGTATAAACAAACTAATTTACAATGTCAAGCATTATTTTTAAATTTATTAATTTATTTTTTTGATCTTCTTCGCCGGCGCCGGCACAACCCAGAACGGTTCAGATTCAACTGTCTTAGTGATAATTCTTCCGTTCGGCCCGACTGGGTACCTGTATGTTCTGATCATTTTGTACTGTCCGTAGTCGGCGGCACGAGGGATTCTCAATGGGAAAACACAGGTCTGTTTTACGTTCAAAGGTTTGCTCGCCGGGGGGTCTACTGTGATTGTATAGACCACATGGTTTACAAGTTGGCAACTGATCGATGGAATTATGTCCATCTTTTTTGTATAGGTTATCTGCCAGAAAAGGTCTTCTCCGGGATAAACTTTGGGGTTCAGGATTTTAACTTTCCCCTCAATTATAAGAGGCTCGAAGTTTCCATATTTCCAGTAGAGCCTTTCGCCCTGCTCTTCCAGAGCCAAAATAATCAACAGGAAGAGAATGATAAAAGAGAGCCATTTCAGTTTCGAAAATCCGTTAAAGTAATGTTTAATTTTTTCCACGGTTCGCCTCCCGCTCCGCCCTTATGGCGGCTGCTACTTGTTTTCTGGTATCAATTTCATCCGCCTGATGCTTCTCGCAATCTACAATATCTACCTTTTTGTCCACCTTTTTTTTGAGTTCTTTATAGTCTTTGCGAATCTCAATAATCAGCCAGCATATAAACCCTATCCCGGCGGCCCACGGGATAACTACTCCGGTATCGATGATTAATGGCATTCAACGCGTCCTCCTCCATCAAGTCTGTTAACTAAGATTCAAAGATTTACTCCCGTTAGATCAAATATCTTCCCATGTACTTCTTGAAGGCATGTAGAAGCGCTCTGGGAAGAAAGTAAGCGCAGTCATGCGAGTGCTGATAGCACACTGAGAGAGAATTATTTTAAGTTCTTGATCCATCAGTCATTCTCATCCACTACAATAAATACAAGAATCGCCAGCGCCCCTCAAAGACAACAAGCATCTTCTGTTATCACTCTATGTAACACCCCCACAATCGGAGAACACTTGTATTTGTAAAATTAGCATCTGTTAGGGGGGTGGGCGTTGTTGTCTGAGTATATAAAGCTAATGTAGTGCTTGTGCCCTGAAGAAGCGCCTGCCATAAAACAGTAACATCATCACCCTGCCCATAAAACATCAGATTTATTGCAGCATGAGGAGTTACCGGGAGTACTGAAATAGTTGCGTTTCCCAATGACGAACCTTTATTAGATAATTGAAGACTGACTGAAAACCACACAAGGTTCCCAATCTTGATATATAATCCAGCTTGTGTTGCATAGGCCATATCAACAGCAGCACCACCAAACTTCAAGTATGGTGTCCATACTGTTCCTGCTCCTACAATATAACCATTAAGCGTTCCTTTAAAATCATGTGTAGGCATATCATCCCCCTTAATTTATTATTCCGCCTTTCCAGCCACCTGAGACTTTAACAAACAGCCCCATTTTCCCGTCCGCAACTGCTACATTGAGTGCTCCATCATCAAAAGTTATAGTCTTCGCTGTTGTCCCATAATTAAGCAGTAGTATCCAATGATATAAAGGGAATGTGCCAGACGGATTAAAATGTCCATCAGCGTCGGCTACTCTCAAAAAGATGTTTCCACTTGTTGATGTGAATGTCTCATCACCGGTAAAGACACTTTCTGAACCAACCGGGACAATAACATCCTTTAAATAGATAGGGTATCCAATAGCAGTATCGCCAAAAAGTGTTTGTATCCCTTCTATTGTCGGTCCATACCCCTCAAAATGATTCCTCCCTAATCTAAGTGTCGTTCCGATTTCCGTTTTTATATTTTCAGCTCCTGCTGTTCCAGAACCTTTCAGAATACTCCCATCAAGATTTAGTTCGCCATTCTGCAGGTGTATTAAAATATCCCCTATCGCAGGAGCTCCAGAGAAAGAATATCTACCAGACATAAGAGTATTATTTATTGATATGTCACTTGGATTACCTTGTGATCCAGTAAGAATATTTACCCCAGGGGACAGTATCCCCCCTGGAGCAATCATAGAACAGTTACTAATAGTAACTGCTGTAGCAGAACCTACGACAAAAGCACTAAAGGCTTTTTGGGCTGCCGTAAAGGTTACATCAAAAGGATTATGACCATTACCATCATAAGCAGAAGTAATACCATGGATGAAACAATCAGAAAAATATACTTGCCTTACAGCACTTGTTTGATCAACTTTTGTATCTAACCAAAAATGGTCTCCCATCGGAAGTGTACTGTAGAAATTATTAAAGTAAATACCGTTATGGGCATCACTTCCGTCCTCAACCATATCCCGTAAGTTCACATTTGGATAGCCACTCCAATTACCAAGTCTGTTTCCGTTCCATCTTGTGTGAATATTTGAAAATGTAGATTCTCGAACAGAGTGATAAAAGTTTATAGCTTCCCGTTGAAAGTTCTTAATCCACAATCTTTCGAAAGTAGAATGGTCTAACTTGCTCAAAAACAGTGCTCCAATATCAGGAGTCCTCATGTTACCCTCAAGTCGTAGGTCTGCTATAATAACACCATCTATCATACCCTCTTCGTTAACTTCCGCTCCGGCAGCGCTGCCATTAATAGTAATCATGTAACCACTTGCAGTGCTCTTTGCTTTCAGCACGGAGCCAAAACCATCTCCTTTCCATTTTATCGGTTTAACGATAGTTAAATTCTCAAGTATATAAGCATTAGATGCTTGAGGAGTATAAAGTAACCCTCCAGACGGAGTAGCTGTTATAGCTAATTGCATATCAGAGTTATTTGACATTATTCCATCCGGAAGTCCAGTAAACCATGTTGAGTTAATTCCGGTTGTCTGGCTATTATTAAATATAACACTTCCTCCACTCCCTGCACAATCAAACACCTGATACAGCCCTGCCTCAAAAGGGCCATTGATAGTCAATGTCTTTGTAGTTGCTACTTGAGCTATTGACCCAGCAGGCATTATTAGAGTGATGTTACTTGTGATTGTAAGATCATTGGAGATTACCCACGTTCCTGGTCTCAGAAGCAGTGTAGCTTTATTCGTTGTCCCTATTGCAGTAAGGGCAGCTTCGATGGTGGCTTGGGTGAAGGAGGTGCCTCCGCCGTAAGATACCAGAGCATCTACTTCGTACTGGGTCGCCGTGGTGATAACCGGGGATGATTTATTCTCAAGGCCCGTGGCTCCAGCGTTCCATCCGATATAGTTATTGGCCGTTGGGTTCGGCAAGCTGATATCGGTTATCGTCGATGTTTTCGGCAGCTTTGGGGTGCGTCCGATCTGCTCCCTTTGCTGCTGCTGGATCATCGTTACTTTGTCCAGCGCATCCTCTATTGATACGGCGGAAAACGCCTCCCCATCAACGTAGTCCGTCGTCTGGGTAGCTGCCATATCGCGAAGTATCGTCAGCGTATACCCGGAGGCGCACTTACTGCCGGCGGTCAGTACAACATTGCCCCCGGACGTTCCCGCGCCTGTCACGGTGTAATCGGTATTCAGCGTGAGCGTAGTTTCCGCGCTGGTAGCCGTCGCCTTTTTAACTACCAGCAAATCCGCATCCGCCAACACCTTGAACGGGTAGGCGTAGGATGTCAAAACTCCGTTGCAGGTGTACGCCACCCGCGTAGTTTCTACCGATACCGTGGCAAAGGCCGGGACAGCCATCAGCAACAACAGCCAAATCACACCAACAATCCTTTTCATGTTATACCCCCTATTCATTGTCTTCTCGCGGCGCCCTGAACATAAGCCGCGTCAGGTCGCTCGTTTCGCCGTTCTTCAAGTCGATGAACCCCTGCATGGTTATTATGGCCTGAGCCGTAGGCAACCCGGTAAAATACCCGGCAGACTCAAAACCTGCCTTAAACAGCTTGTCAAATTCCACCTCTTCGCCGGGAGTGATTATTTTCGCCCCCTCCTTTAACGCCCTTGCCGTAGTCTCTCCCGCTTTCGCGATAGGGCTGAGGCTGTAGCTGTAACCCGTCAGCGCGACACTGGTAATGTCTCGCACAACCGGATAAGCGGTAAGACGCTGCTGCAATACCTCTTTCAGCAGCGTCCCCGGAGACGGTATATCGCGTTCCCTGATCATGTACCATACCGCTGCCGGCATAATAGTCAACCACCACCAGGCGCGCATCAAATCAACAAAATTATGTCCGCTTTTATCGAATTTGAACTTCAGCCAGGCATCGGCCATCATCTGATGATAGGCGGAAAAGAAGGTATAGAACATTGACACAATCTTTTTCAGCTCTGACCCGCGCTGGATCCCGGCCAAATCCTTGACCAGGCCCGCGCCTTGCGACGTGCGCAGAATCATGTCGGCATATTCACCCGCCTTTGTCTCGTCGCCGCCCAGCTCCTTCATTCCCTTATTTTTGGCCCCAAGCCAGGTCGGATAGGCAACGGCCATGTCCATAAGAGAAATAATTGAAAAGAAGCTGTCCTTTAGCACCGATGAGCCCCGGAAATGTTCCAGCCCGATCCGGTTATACGCATCGCGCAGCTCCCGATCAAACGACTTCGCCCTGCCCGCGACCTCAGCCGACATTCCCTTTATTTTTTCAACCAGCGCTTCCCGATCTGTGTAAAACTCGATCAAGGCCTTTGCTGTTTCCGTTGGGCCGATCTTGTAGATGGTGTTCCCCAAACCGAGGAACTGTGAAGCAGCGGTGGAGAATTTCCACCCCATTGCCACAGTCGTTGTGTTGATCCGGGCCGTTTTAATCGCTGATTCAACAGCGGAAAGGGGGTCTATCTGCTGCCGGGCATTATCCTGTAGCCAGGACATTATCTCTTTGTATGCCTCCGGGCCGCCAATTCCCGACGGAGCGCCTTCGATCGCCGCCCTTACACGCGGGTCGCCTACAATCTTTTGAACATCCCTGATCGCCTCCGCATGGGTAATGTAGTGGTTTATCTCGGCCAACTTCTCAAAGATCACGGTAAATTTCAGTTTCGGCGGGAGCTTGCCGCCGGTACGCTCGATGGTCGATCCGGTTCTTACCGACGGCAAAGTGTAGATGCTCTGGAAAAAATCCCTCAACTCCTTCTCGGTTGCGTTCCGATCCGCAATCCAGGAGAGCTTGCGATCAAACACAAGCGGGAAATAATCGCCCTCGACCTTCTTTAAGGTCGTGCCGGAAAGATTTTTATAAACCTCCGCCAAGCCAGGATATTGTTTCTCGAATAAATCCCAGATGCCCCGCACCAAGAGCCATTCCTCCGGAGTCACGTTTGCAAGTATCTTGGCGATCTGACCGCTGTCCCACCCATAGATATTATTCTCCCTGAGTGCCGCCAGGTTTCCTTCGTTTCCTGAATTGAGGGCGGTCATAATCACGGTTTCGCGCGTAAGAAACTGATTCACGCCAGGAATCTTAAATTTCTCCTTAGTGAGCGTCTTCCGCATTGGCCCGAACAGATCCTTCAGCTCGTTTGTAATGTCGGCAAGGTTACGATACTCTACATCAGAGGCCTGCTTTACCGGCAGATATACATTTTCCCATGCAGTCCCCATATCCTTGAAACCGTCCAGGCGCCGCAAATAAGTTTCCACCTTGGTCAGCGATCCAAGATAAGACTGCTTGAAATCGCCAAGTTTTTCCCCGAAGGTCGGTTCAAGAAACATGGATTCGAGTTCTTCCGGCGTGGCCGCCTTTACTCCCCAGTTCTTCCCGACCTCGGTCACTATCGCCGCCACAGTCTTCTCGAAGTCGCGTTTCTTCCCGGCGGCAATGAGTTTGTTTTTCAGTTTACCGATGTGCGCGTACATTTGCGCCTGGTCGTATATCTCCCGAAGCTGGTCAAGCGTCAGCTCGCGCCAGTGGGTTTTTCCGTAGCGTTCGATCCGGTTCAACATCGATTCGGGAATTGTAACATCCTCCCCGGACTGTTTCTGCCGTTCCAAAAACTCCCGGGCAGATTCCACCCGGGACGCCGTCTTCTTACTTCTCGGCAGCAGGTCAAAACCTTCCAGCAGATCGGTTATCCGCTCTTGATATTCTTCAGGGATGGACTTGTCTTTTGTGAGCTTTATGATGCCGTCATGGATAGCCTTGGCCTCTTCTTTGGCCTTCAGCTTTTCCTTGCGGGACTTCGACATTTCGATCTGGCGTTCCTTCTCGGCCAGGGCGCCGTCGAGTTTTCCCTCTCGGAACGCTTTCCTTGACGCCTGCTCAGCCTTTTTCATGCCGGCAGTAAGGGCCTCATAGGTCGAAACCGTCAATTCCTCGACACGGATTTGGCCGGTCTGTTCGCGGATCACCTTCTTGATTCCCGGCGCGGAAGGCTTCCCGGTCTCCTTGATCATCTTCCGGAGGATCTTCGCCTCTTCTTCCAAAAGCTGGAGGTGGAAATCTTCCATTTCCGCGTCAGTCATCAGCTCGGAATATTGAGCTTCAAAGGCATCAGCGGCCTTTTTGCCGGCCTCCTGCAGCCCCGCCCAGTCCAGCATCGCGGTCATCAGATCGTCGTCGGATTCAAATCCGGTGCGCGCGGCAAGATCATCAAGGCCCAGCGTTCCGCCTTCCCTGACCAGACCGATACGTTTTGCCGCCAATTCCGCGACGGTTGCCTTGTGGTAGAGTTTTTCCAGCGCACCCTTGTCCAGACCGCCCGCCTTGATCGCCTCTTCCATGGCCTGAAATGCGGGCTCCTGCCGGGCGGTTTCCATGCCTTGGCGTTTCAGGTCTCTTTCTTGTCTGCGCTTTTGTAAATCGAGCTTCTTGGTGACATTTTCGAAGGCAATACGGGCAGCTTGGGCTCTGATCTTGTCGTAACCTTCCGTTGCGGGAATGCCAACGGCAGCATCGGTACGACTGGCCGCATCGAAAAGGGCGTTGATGTCTTCGGTGGAGGTTATTTCTTCGTTTTGAAGTCCGGGCTCAGACGGTATTCCCTTAACTTCCATTGCCTGGGCGGGAACGGGGGTTATTTTTTCAGTCTTCGGAGGGCGGGATGGGGCAGGGAGGATTTTTATTTGATCGGGGAAAAATGCAACGAAGGTTTTTCCGCCATGCTCGCCATCAAGATAAACGTAACCATCATAATCATTTTTATCTATGATGGCGAGCGCAGCTTTTTTTAGCAGTACTGACGCTTTTCCGCTTGGTGCGTTATCGAGTGCAAATTCAAGATTCATTCCAGACCCGCTTCGCTCTCCCCACGCAGCATTCACGGCCCCTTCAAGATCCGAAAAATCAGTTGTCAAATAGTCGCCAATCACATATTCAACTCGTCCCGTATCTTCATTCCATGATTCATTGGCGCCAAGTTCTTCAGATATTAACTTGGCCTCCTGTTCTTTTTCGGTTAACCAATCAACGGATTCATCATATTCAAATCTTTCCGCTTTTAGTATAGCATCTCGCCACTCTAAATCGTTGAATTTATCGAGGTCAAATGGATTTTTTATGTCAGCCACCACCTCGTACACTTGCCCCTTTCTGCCTGTAGAATATCCGGTGCTTCCGCGTTTTTCAGCATCGCTAAGCCCGGCATATATTTTTGCTACATCAGGAGAATCTGTTAAGAAGATACCTCCCTTGGGCAGTTCGCTCCTGGAGGAGATATTGAATATAGAAACCCCGCGCGGTTGCCCGGTATAAAGTCTTACCCCACCCCCAGTACTTGTCTCAGGTGGTATATTGTCCACCCTTGGTTCCGAGGTTATTGCGGAGGATGTGATTGCATTTTCAGTTAACGCCCTAAACTCTTTTTCTGCGCCCTCACTGATATCGCGGATGGCATCAAAACCGTCTGCCTTTATTTGGTTTATCTGGTCATCGGTAAGAAAATCATCTATCCCGTCGCCTTCTGTGTCTATTTCATAAATTTTCGCCTTTGGGTTTATCTTTGCCTCGAACACCTTATCTGTTCCGCCGATATTTCTGCTGTATTCCAGCGCGACTTCTTTATCGGTCGTCATAGAAAGCCCCGTAAGACCCACATTGCTTGAGGGTAATTTTTGTTTTTCCTCCGGGGTTAATATTGAAAACTTCTTGGTTAATGAATCAACGCCAGCGCCGCCGTGAAATACCGATTCTGGCATAGGAGTTGCGATCTCCCCCGCAGGCGAAACCTTACCCGTCTCAACGGTGGATATCTCCCCAGCGGCCTTTTCTGTGGCCGGGGCGGGTTGTTCCGGGGCTCCCTCAATCTTCGTTTCAATGCCAGGCTCCGCTTCCCCGCCGGCATATCTTTTCCTTAATGCATCCCGGTTCGCAGGGTCTTGCCACAATTCCCGGACATCCTGCGGGGTCAGATCGCCCTCCATGATATCCTTCTTGATGCCCTCAACAAGGCCTCTCTCCTGTACGGTTAATCGATAGTACCATTCGGGCAGCTTCTGTATCTTCTCCGCGCCTTGCCCGATCAACTTGAAAATAGCCGCCTCGCCTGCAAACCCAAGAACGGCCTCAAGAAATGGACTGTCCCATGATTCCCCGACCAACGCTGCCGCCTCCCGCGCGGGCTTTGTCACTGCTTCAATCAACCTTCCGGCCTTGTCGAGAAATACCTTCGCCGGCTGCGTCTCGGGAGTAAATGTCAGCCGTCGCGCCGAGGCTTCGATGGTCGCCCGGACGCTCTCTCTGGTGGAACCGGGCTTTGTCGCTTCCGCTATTCCTAATCCGCTACTGACAAGCCATCCGGCGCTGCCGATGGCAAAAGACAAGCCGACTTCCCCCAAAGACTTCGGGATTTCAAGTATCTGGCGCACGGTGGAAATCAGCGTCGGGGCGATCTGCTCTGCCCACTTGTCGGGGAGCGAGGGCGTCTGTTCGCTTATCATGGAGGGAGGCAGGCCCGTCCTGTTTGACTGGGCGATGGAATAAATATCTTTCGCCCGTTCCGCCTGTGGCTTCGCAAGAAACCCATTCCACCATTCGGAAAATGATTCAGCGGTATCCTTTACCCTCAACGCTGATTCCATGGTCTGAGGCGCATCCGGCGGCTCTGGCTGCTTTGCCAACAGCCCCAACGGGTCAGATGATGCGGCAGATGATGTATTGAGAAGCCCCAGGGGATCGCTCATTCAACCACCCCTTCCGCTCGATAGCGTTTAATCCAGTTTTCCTGATCTGCACCCTTGACACCCTTTTCCGTAAGACGTTTCCGGGCCGTGGCTTCATCCATTGCGGCGGAAGGAACAGCCGGAGCAGGAGCCTGTTTCGGCGCAACATAGCTGTCACCGCCCCCAAATAATGAACCGACCGCATCCAGGACCTTCTGAAAGGTCGTTTCGGTGAGCGCCTTGCGGTTCGCTTGATAGACCTCAAAGACTTTGGGATCCGAAATCCGGAGGTTATCTTTTTCCATTTGCTGACGTAAGGTTTCCAGCATCTTCGGCTTCATGTCCTGTAACTCGCGTTTTTTTGCCGTTCCTTTGGTGGTGGAAATAAGCCTGTCCCAATCCTGTTCGGCCTGTTGAAAGAAGTTCACAGCGCCGGAATCTTTCTTGACTCCCCGGAATGTCCCCAAGGCGTCATCGAGGAAACCGCTCGTGTTGGTCAGGCCTTCCCTGATTACCGCATTGGTTACTTCCTGCTCAGTCTTGTATCCCCCTCCAAGAATCCGCTGTTTGATCTGGGCCTTGATCTTGTCTTCCAGATCAATCCGCAGTGATCTCTCTTGAGCGCTCATCAACGAGTTTTGCCGCAGATGCGAATCCAGGGCGTTCTGCAGGGCAAGAGCGGCTTGTGGGTCAACATCATCGACTGTCCGGATTGCCTTCAGTGCCCCCACGGGGTTTGTGATTGCCATATCCCGTATCACGTTCAGTTTTGCTTCCTGCCGCTCTTTCGTGTCGCGTTCTTTTTGCGCAGCAATCGCGCCGAAACTCTGGGCAATGTTCTGAGCCTGATTGATGGTCAGCTTGTGTTCCTTCATAAACTCGGGGCGAAGAACCTCTATCTTTGCTTGATTCGGGTCGCTCCATTTCAGGGTTGCCGCCCCGTAGGCGTTCGTTTCTGCTTGCTCCTGCTGCTGTTTATCCACCTGATTCTGGGCCTTGCCAAGTAGCGATGAGTAAGTTGCCGCCGGTAAAAACTCGTTGAACTTACCCGACTTCAATTCTTCCAGCGCCTGAGCAGCGTTGTTTCTTGCCAGCAGACCATCGAAGTGATTGAGCGTAATTGCCTGGTCGCTTTTAACGATCGCGTCTTCCGCGAGTTGGGCAGAAATAATGCCGGTAACATGCAGCGAGGTTATTTTCTCCCGGGCGGAGGTCATCGCGTCAAGAGGGTCGGCGCCCTCTCGGGCATTCACGGTAGCAATATTTATTGCCTTGTCCGCTTCATTCCCGGCGAATGCCTTGCGAGCATTGGCCTGATAAACGGACGTATGGTCGAGAATGTGGCCAACCGCAGCGTTCCGGTACGCCTCTATGCGTAATTTCTGTTCAGGACTGGAAACATTGGCAAGATACTTCGTGTCCAGATCGGCCTGGAATTTGTCAACCGCTGCTTTTGTGAAATCTTGAAGGCCGGCCGGGTCAGTGTCGCTTTTATTGGCATCGGCGTCATAGGTCTGTTTGAACGCTCTGGTATCGGTATCGATCGCGTTCTGAGTCTTCAGCACCGCCATAGCGTCGTTTTGTTTTTTTAATTCCGCGTCCCGACGGATGATCAGATCCCCAAGATTATCAGCAACAGCCATCCCGGTTTTTCCGAGTTGCGCGATCGAGGCGCCGACTACCCCCGCACTCCCCACATCCTGCATAACATTTCCGGATTCACCGGGGATTGAAACCTGTCTCTTGTAGGTCGGTATTACTGGCATATCAGTATTTCCCCGCCGCATAGTCGCTGTTTACTGTCTGAGATTTCAACTGGCCACCCTTGGCGCTTGCCGCGCCGGACAAGAGCGTGCTTCCCGCCTGAAAATAACTCGCCGTCATTGCTGTGCTGCCCTGCATTCTTGACAGATTCGCCGCGCTTCTATTCCGCGCTGCATTCACATCCCCGCCGTACCGGATCGCCAAAGCATCAAGCTCGCCTTGGGCGGCAGTGTCTTCCATCACCAAAAGCGGAGAACCGGCCATCTCAACGCCTGATTTCCCGTACAAGGCCCGTTGAGCGCTCAGCAGTTTCTTGACGCCTTCCCGGTGCATCTGTTCATCATACGCGGCCTTCTGTTGCGCTGCAATCGCGTTTTGTTCTGAAATAGCAGCATTCGTGTCAGCCGCCTTCTTCTGCTGCACCCCGGAATAAACCGTCCCGGCAGCGGCAACTGCAGCAGCGATCAGAGCATATGTTGCTGTAGCGTAAGCCATCAGCAAACCTCCTTTTCATAGGCTACTTCCGCGACCGTGTAGCCAAGCCCCTCGTAAAGGGCCTTGTTTTCCCCTGCACGGAGATCGGCCAGATGGGCAAGCCGAACGGCGGTTGCGTTCTTCATCTTCGCCCACGCCTCAAATGTGTTGATCAGAAGCCCGCCATAGCCCTTATGCCGACACTCCTTGTCCACAAACCAGAAAACCTCTTGGGCGATCATCCGACCACTTAAGGGGTCGGGATAGCACATCCCGGAAATAATGCCGACGATAACCCCCTCTTCCTCAACGACAAATATGCAGGCAAATCCGGAAGAAACAAACCCTTCCCAATTTGCTTTGACAGTGGCGATGTCGATATCGATCAGCGTCCGGCTGTGTTCATAGTATCCACGAATCTTTTCAGCCAGCGCGTTCAGATCGTCGTTGTTCATCTCGCTTAGGTCAAGGGGCCTGATGTTCACGTTATGCTTACCTCCGGTATGATGGCCACCACGGTCAGCGGCATTGGTTTGTCCTGCACAATCATAATCCGCGCGTTCTTTTCCCACCTGTCATCGTATCCGATAGGCAAATCTCCCGTAAAAAGATCGTATGGCGCGCCAAGGGTAATAACCCGATCGCGGTCGACCAAAACATCAAGATTGCTCTCGTCTCTGCCCACCTTAAACGTCGCAGAGCGGTAAACCCGCACGTTGACTTCATGTATCTTTTTCAGCCTGCCTTGCGCCGTTCCATCGCGCATAGCAGCCTCTAAACGCATGGGCTGAAGGATGCCTGTATATGCAAGCCCGGCATGCACTACCGTCGCGGCGGCGCTGAGGGTAATCTGTCCACTGGCCACAACCTTGCTTGTCTGAATGTTCCCATCGGCAAGAATTGCCACGGTTTCGCCTTCGAGGTGCGAAAGCCCGGTTATGGTGGAGGTCGAAGCGCCGTTGTAGGTAATCCCCGAGTCCACAAAGAAAGCATTCAGCCCCTTGTTTGTGATGTAATCCGCTGCGCTGTCATCGAATACGTCTTCCAGCATTTCAACATACCGGACAGTGACCCCATTGACGGTGCGTTTGATGACTGCCCAAAGTTCGTCATAACCCGTTCCGGGAATAGTCGCCAGGCTTTCTACCTCGGCAGTTCCCATCGGATGGCGGTGCCAGCCGACAATGTCCTGCTCCCGTAGATAGGTCATCGCGACCAGGGAGCCGTCGGTAAGAAACGCCCACAAGATCGACGCCGGTTCCTGCTGGTAGGCCATGCCTGCAATGCCGCTCTTCATAACATGTTCGGCGAGAATTGTCAGATCGGGCGCGACGTAGCCGTTCGATTCCCATTGATAGGTAAATTCCCGAACCTTCTTGCCGGCGCGCTGCAGAAACAATGTCGATGAAGCCACCGACTCGGGCATCAATGAGTAACAGCCAAACGCCGTCTGCTGTTTCGCAACCACGTTCAGAGGTGTAAGCGCTTGCCCGGTATCTTCGGGGCCTAAGCGCCATTCCGCGCCTGCCGTGCCGATGATCAGATATTCCCTCGGCTCAATCCACTGGATGACATTTACCTGTCGGCCGGCGAGGGTGAACTCGAATGAATCCGACGCATCCACCCCCGGCATGAAGTTTTCATAATCGCCAACCACCGAGCCCCATATCGTTTCCGGATAGGCGCTCGACCCGGCAACGCACAGTCTTTCCTCAAAGAATGTACCGCAAGACGGATAACCATTCGTTGAATTCCAGACCTCGGCTTCCAATGTCCAGTTGACCGTTGCCGTTATCGGGTCGGGGGCGTCGGATAACTCCTTGAGTATTTCCCCACTTACTTCAGTTGCGGACGTATAAGAGGTGATCTTTATAAACCCGCTGTAAATGCGGACATATTTGCCAACGTCAGAGCTGCGGAAAAGATCACCCGTCGCAGTGACAATCGAACTCTTGATATAATCAGGGTCTGGAGTCAGAACCGGACTTTTTGAGTCTGGATCGCTTCCGTCGCTCAGGCGGATATAGATCGTATCGTATCCGAGGGCGTCATTGTCGCCCCACGCCCACTGCGAAACCCCCAGCGTCCCCAGGGCGCCTTCTACAGATTCAACGCCGTTGATGTAGACCTTGTCGGGCTTGGTGGCAGAGTAAAACGTTGCGGTATTGACAATATAATATTCGGTAGTTCCCGACCCCGACAAAAGCCAGTTGTTGTCAGCATCAGTGGTGAGCAGGTTCGTAAAAGCCTCGGAGGCGCTGCTCGACGTGAGTGTGCAGATGCCGCCTGCAGGACTTGCGATAGAAGGCAGGACGCTTCCATCCGGGCTTCCAAGCAGACTCCATGACTGCGACGCGATCGGCCCTACAGTGGGAAAATCGTCAATTATGTCGCACGTGACCTGTGTCGTGGAGTTGAATGAGATAATTGAGGCCCGGCCAACCCCGGAGGTAATCAGGCGATTAACATCCCCGGACTGGAACACGGCGGCGCCTGCGGTAAAAACTATGCCGCTACCAGTCGCGGCGGCAAGGGTCAGCGTCGTGGCGGGTTTTATCCCCTGTTCTTTTGTGGCAGGCGACCGGAAGTTGATTGTCGATAGCGTCCATGATGTATGGCCGGTGCGGGAAAGTTTCCGGGGCGCATACTCGGGATGGAACAAATACAGTACATCAGCGCTCTGGCAATATTTTATCTCGGAAATATCCGCCTCAAGATATGGGGAGGGAATCTCATAGGCAAGATCGGTGGCGCCAGCTGAAACAACCCATTTTACGGCGGCAAGGTCTGTGGCAAAAGCCGCTGCCGCAGTATGTGCAACGATACACCGATAATAACTGCCGGCATTCGTAACCAGCGCCCCCAGAGCGTACACCGTTCCCGTTACCCATGCCGCGTATGCAACCTGGATTCTCCCCTGATTGCGATAGAACCGGATGTACTGGTCGCCAAATTCGAGGATGTACGCCTGTGTCGTACTGAACTCGAAGGGCAGCAACCGGGACGCCTTGGCGTTCGTTTTCGTGCCGGCTATATAACGGAATCCCGGGCGGTAGTAAGCGGGGCCTCGGGGATCGATGACAAAATTCTCCATGCGGTAAGCTGCATTCTGGTATTTTGCCAGATCGACACGCCCTTCGAGGCGATCACTCCATTCGCCGCCGGTAAAATTCGTCTGTATGAAATGCGCAGCGCTCACCTAATGCCCCTCAGTCTGCCACGAATAGTTTCCATTATCCAATGTCTGCATGTCCTTGTGTCTCGGCGGATTCCCCTCTACCGCGTTCAGCGAATACGCATCCGGCAAGTGCTTCGTGTAAAGCTCCTGCAATAACGATTCTCGCAGTTTTGGATTATCCGCCAGCTTCCCGGCCAGCTCCGCGCCAAGCCTGGTCGCCAAACAGTTTGCAAAGGACGGGCTGTAGCGCCCTGTTTCGGTTACGAGTTTGATGTACCGGATGTAAATTTCTTCATCCTGATTCGTCAGCAGTTCCCCGCCTTCGACAACCCACTCCGCGTCAGTCCCGTACAACTCCCAGACACGCAGGCAATCAGCAGGGATAGTGTAGGCGTAATCCCACTGAAAAACAGGGGTCGTTACCAGTTGGGCGCTGATATCCGCCCGGGACATCGCAAAATTCCATGGGTGCGCGGCAAGAAGTTCGTCTCGCAAGATCGGGTAGAGGACGTTGCAGGCCCGGCCCTCCTTTGTGGCATCTGTCAGCGCCGTGATTGACAGATTGCCAACTTTCAGCAGGGCCAGATTGCAGATTTGAACCTCAGATATCGACATATTTTCCCCCTATCCGAGCAAGCCCTTGATGGCACCCATCAGGAACAACAGCAAGACAAGCGCGGCGTAAAATAATTCGCTGCCCGGGTCTCTCATCTTACAGCCCCCGTACCTTTTTCGCCTTTACCAGCTCGTTTTCCAGCCGGGGAAGTTTCCAGCGGCGATCATAGGCCGCGCCCATCTCATCCATCTCGGCGCGAACGGTTGCGGTTCGTAATGCCTCCTCATCGGCATCGTCAGCCCCATCGTCGTCGGAATCTATGGGCATTCCCAGCGCGGCGGCAGCGGCATCATCTTCGGGGCTGCAATGGTTCAAAAGACCGGAAAGCCATGTTCCCCGTGTAGGATGTTTCCCTTTGGCGACTTCTGCCGCCAGATCGGCTTTGGATATCGTCAGTACGCTTCCGCTTTTTCGAACGTCACCCATAAACTGGAACGTGTCATTCACTATGAATTGTGGCATGTTATTTGACCTCCTTTTTGGTGTATGTTTTAGAAACGGTTTCGCTCATAATTTATCCCTTACTCTTTTTTTGTGGTAGGCAGTCCAGCCGCCAAGCACTACGCCCCAATACATAGGGTAACAAATCCGCAAGGGCTTCCCAGTTGCCTTCATCGCCTCAAGGAAAACATCGTTGGCCTGTGAATAAGTTGCCACCGGGACGCTATCAATCCGGTAAAGGTAGTCATGTATCACGGCTTCACGGTGCGCCCTGTCTCCCCAGGCCTCGTATGCAAAAGGAACGCGCGGAACGGAGGCAAAATCGGTTTCGAAGAAAGACGGCTCTCCTTCCGGGTCGGGTTCTTTTGTCTCAAACCACGGCGGAACGACAATCAGGCGGTCAAGAAGTCTGCTCCAATACTTCAGCGGTTTGGTAACGATCCAAACGCAATCGTTGTCTGATTTAAGTTCTACGCTGAGGCTTGTAATAAATCCTGACTTCATGCCCTTACCTCATACCAGAAAAACATGATTCCCAATCTCTGCAACAACCTTCATCTTGTCATCCCACGTTACGCCGCCAAGGCCCGCCTTTGTCGCATACTGGCAACAATGGCTTGCCGCAATCTCGGGAGTCCGGGGAATGTTATAGCTCACCAGTCCCAGCGCGATCCCCCAGCAGCTATTCAGCGCCGCGTTGGTCGCGATCTCTTCATCCCACTGTTCGGCAATGTGCAGGAGCTTCCCGTAATTCGGGTCGTTCTCGTTGAAGCAGGAGAACTGCCATTTCTTCAGGCAAACCTCCCGGATTGTCTTGCCGTCCCAATTTCGATGATCGACACGCTCAAGGATCACGCTTCCCACGGCAATTTGTCCCTCGACGCTTTCGCCTCGGGCCTCGCCGTAGATGGTAAGAGCCATGATCTGCGCGTCGGACAATTTCAGAAAAGACTTGTTATCGCTTACGCTCATCCTCGTTCTCCGTGAGGGATAATGACATTCCCTGTTTTCAGCGTTTTACATGCGTCGTTCGCGCAAGAGACCTCATGATAGTGATTGTTCATCCGAGTCCAAATAGCGCCGATTTCTCCCTTAATTCCAGTGAGTATGAAGATGACGATCCCCTGCATAAACCCTACGCAAATTCCGATCACGGTGATTACAGTTGTTTCCAATTTATCCCCTTTCGCGCAATTTGTTGTACCGCCGGGAGGCAATCCTCCCGGCGGTACGGTTAGAGGGTTATGCCCTGTACGGCGTCTGGTTTTTGGTCGTTGAGCCGGGGATGATCTCCGCGTAAAAAGTGCCGGCGGAAAGCGACCAGTCCCCCGTAGTCGTGTAGAGGATATGCAGGAACTCCCTCAGCCCCCGGGGAAGCGGGACGTTAAGGATTTCATACCCGGGCACGAGCGTTGCAATCGGGATCGCATTGGCCACATCAACGCCAATACCGGTCGGCTTATAGGAGCCGCCAACCGTCGCACAGTCCTCCAGGTCAAGATAGAGGGCCGTCCCGGCAGTGGGCGCAACCCCAACTGTAATTACCAGCCGGTCGTTTCCGTTCTCCGGGCCATGCGACAAAAGCGCAGTCCCGACGTGATCGTACATGACGCCCAGGTCGACTACGTTTGTGGATGCAACCGTTGTTGCATTCGCTGTGATGATCTGACCATCCGAAAATACTAATTGAGAATCTCTCATTATGCTTTCTCCTTTCTGTCTAAGATGGAGCCATTAGGAAATGGCATCCTCCGTGTTAAGCAGAATTTCACGCGAAATCTGACGAATAGGCGTCCCCTGGAAATACAGGGGCGGTTCTCCGGAAAGCGCGTTCCCGCCGGCGGTGAAATACACGTTCGACTTGTCCTTCATCCTGATCTGCATCTGGGTAAGGATAGTCTCGTTGACGTAGATTCGCGTTCCGGCGCCGGTGTTCATGTTGTTCAGGAGCGTGATCAGATCATCCTCGTCAAACGTGTTGTCAGCTCCGGCGCTTTCGATATTCGCCACCCGACCAATCGCCCGCGGATCGCGAACCACCAGACCGCAGCGAATAACAAAATGGTCGCGGTAGACCTCCATCAGACCCGTGGACAGTTCAGAAGTGATCTGCCCTTTATCCTCATGCTGAACCCCCAGCGTTGCAGCCATGTTCTTCGGGTAGATCAGAAAGGCGCTCGTCTGCCCCCAGGTGACAACGTAGGCGCTGGTTACATCAGAGCCTGTGCCGCCGCCCCCGATGACAAACCGGGCATCGAGCGTACCCAGACGAGGGGCCAGCCCGTGCATGGAATCGGGGTTTGTGTTGGCGTTGCCGTAAAGAATATCCGACGCGATGGTTTGCCCCAGACCCTCAATGAACGCATCTACCTCGCCTGCGCGGAAGAGCGCCGGGGAAGGCATGGAATCGACCAGGGCTGCATCGACATCGCAGTAGTCTTCCAACTGCTCGATGACATCCATGATCTCCGTGGTGCGAGACACGGACTGAGTTACCCGCGCGTTCAGCTTGCGGCGTGATCCGGTCGGCAGAGAGCCCCGGCGCGTGGTCTTGTTTGTCCACACATCGTTAGAGGGCATCCAAGGCGCTTCCTGAAGAATGCTGCCCATCTTCCGGTTCAATACTTCCGCAATCAAAGCCTGATTGCCGGAAGGGTCGATTCGTTTTGCCTGCTCGACCATGCTGTATGTGCTTGTTAAAGTTGCCATTTGTTCGGCCTCCTTTTAAGTTTTATTGTAGGTTTTGGGGAATCGGGACTTCGCCTTATCCTCATCCGATAGTTCGTTTCCGCTGCCGCCCCGGTCGCCCAATGCCAGCGAATCATTAGAGACGGCCTTTCCGATCGCGGCAAATACCCGCAGAAACGTGGGATGATTGCCGAGAGGAAGGCCGCCGACCTTCGTTTCCTCGATGAACTTCTGGACTTCCGGAGTATCGCCCCCGAATTTCTTGAAGGCTCGGGCCGCAAGTTCCGTGTTGACTTTGAACGTGTCGCCCTTCCATTCATCCTTGAGGGTGTTTATTGCAGCCTCGTTTGCCTGCTGTTCGGCCTGCTGCGCCTTGGCCTGCCCCTCTTTGGCAAGGCCCCAGTACCAGTTGTAAATCTCTTTCGCCTGAGCGTCAGGTAGGCCCTTCTCGAAGGCAAACTGCTTAAAGACTGATTCGATTGCCGGGTCATACGGAACCCCCTCGGGGAGATCCGCAGGTTTGGCGACACTGTACTTGTCCGCTGTTTCCGGCCTTCCCAGTTTCTGGTAGAAAGCCGCCCTGTCTGCATCGGTCGAATTTGCGTCAGGAATGACAATCGCTTTCCCTTCGGCCTTAAGCAGCGTGTCGAACTTGTCCCAGACCTGTGCAGGTTCTTTGAACTGGGCAAAGGTTTCGTTCTGCTTGTGGGCGTCCGGCAATGAAGCCATCCATCCGGGATACTCAACCGCTCCGCTTCCTCCGGCATTGTTTCCGCCGCCATCGTTGTCTGCCATTTTACAATTCCTCCTTGTCTGATTTTATGATCGGCTGTTTCATCAGCCGCATCGTGAATGCCTGCATGTTTTCAACTATAATGCCGCCACCGCCTAAAATGGCAAGCAATTTCATGGCCCAATTCCTAAGCGCAATCGCTTCCGCCGTTGCCGGGATAGGGTCGAATGCGCCCATGTCTCCAAGCATCCACATCAGGGTTGCCTGCCCCGTCCGGGTGGAAAACGTCTGCCGGGCCTGGGAAATGATCTCTTGATCGGCAAGGTTAAGCGGCTGCGGCATCTGGCATCCCTCCACTCAACGCTGCATCCAGACCTTGAGACAACTTTCCGCCCATGTTCCGATCGGCCTCGCTTGCCGTTTTCAATCCCTGCAATGCACTCATGGCGTCCTGCTGCTGCGACTCCAACTGCTGCGCTTGCATCCGGCCCTGCCGGATTTTTTCCACCGCCTCTTTTGGGCGTACGATCGCCGCGGGGACGCGGTTCGAATCAGCCAGCACCCGGCCAGCCTCATCGAGATCGAAGTTGTCAAGTACCTCTGGGTTGATATCTATAAGCGGCGCGATCTCTGCCATGAATTTTCTGATTCCGTCTTTCGAAAACCGCTCTCGCTGTGCCTGAGCCAAAGGCCCCATATAAACAGGGTCAAACCGCAGACTCCTGTCTTGCTGCCCCATCTCAATTAAGATATCCGGCACCTTCGGCATGCGAGAAACGGACTGATTGGTTTCAATGTCATAAACCGAATCCAAGAGCCCATCAAGCGCCGTGTTGAAACTCCCCAGCTCCGCCCCCAAGACAGCCGCCTTCTCTGCCATCATCTCCGAAACTTCGTAGGCCGTGCGCTGCCCACCGTCCATCTGCGACAGCATCAGGAAGGTGTCAACATGGAAACGCTCCCGGATTGCCCGCTGTTTAGCCTGCTCCCGATCAACGCCGATCGGGAATGACGCCCCGGTATTGACCGGCGTGATCCGGTCGGATGGATTTTCCATGTAGTTCAACCCGCGAGGCTTGAGCTGTGTCTTGCCGAGTAGATACGAGGGCACGTTGTAAGCCGGGTCAATAGCCAGCTGCGCAGCGCCGAGAAGCGTCTTCGACATCAGGTTAATGCCCTTGATATCCGCCATTGCCAGCATTGCAGGGCTTAACCCGTAGGGCTCTTTCCCGGATTTCAGATATCGCCAGACATGATAGGGGAAAAGGCTATATCCGCCTTCTGCGCAGATATGGTTTCCGGCTGTCATCAGCCAGACCGAGGCGAAAGGTTTATTCTTCGCGTCCTGCTTCCGATCGTCGTATTCCACGCGGGGAAATACGGCATGGATTACCTCGAACTCTGTGAACGGGTTCGTCTCGTAAGCCTGCTTGACGGCATCGGTAACGTTATCCTTACCGAACATCTCGACCATCTGCTTAGCCGACAGCTTGCGTTTCCGGTGCAGAACATCGACTTCGCCATATTTATTTTCCGCGATGAATATCTCTCCGGGATGACAGGCCTCGAAAACAATCCGCTCTTTGGCGATATCCTCTTGCGCGTACATCGCCGCAGTGCCGAGAGTGAATCCGTCATAGATGTAAGACCACATCTCATTGTAGAAATTCGACCTGTTTAAGGCCATGTACATGTTGAACTCAATTTCATCCAGCCAGACGCCAACCTCGGGAAGCGTGTTCACCTTCTTACGGTTCATCTGGTACTTGAACCAGGCAAACGCGGGGCTGACGTGATAGCCGTGAATGCCATCCGTGGCCAGAACGGCGGCGCCGACGGCAGTGCCGTCGTAAATCTTTGTCCCCTTCCGTTCGCCCTTCATCAGGACGCCGCGGATATCGTCCCGGTAAGGACTGACATAATCCGCGACATCCTGCATGCGGTCATTGAAGTTGGCCTTGTCGGTTTCAAGTTTGTTCTGCCGACTCATCACCAGCGTCTTTAGTTTTTGATCTTGCTCGATCATACCATCGCCCCTTACATGAACAATCGCCTTACTACGGGGTCTGCTGCGTCCAGGTTCCGGTGTACGATGTAGCAATCCAGTTGGTTCCATCCACCGCGACAAGACAAAGGGCTTCACCAACAGCATTTGCCGTCCAGTATTCAGCCGCGTCGCCGGCTGTCCCCGCGATATTGATAACGTCCCCCGCTGCGGGGGTTACCCTAAGTTCCTGGGCCGCCATGACCACGAAGCAGTAGTTCAATCCTGCAACCGCTGCCGGAAGGGTCTGTGCGGCGGGGGCTCCTGAACCCGCATTTGTCAAGACAATTCCACTCTCTGCGGCAAGAACAGCGTGGGCATCAGTGTCGTCGGTGACTGTTTTCAAGAATCCGCCCAGGGCCGCTGTACCGTCGCCGGTAATCGCGTCGCCGGTCGTAATCCCCGAAGATGCGTTCAGGGCTATCCCTCCTGCAGTTGCCGTCAGAGTAATGGCCCCCGCATCAGTTCCCTGAGTGTTTGTGACGACTATGGTTTCAGCAACACCCTGATTTGTTGTGAGTGCGATTGCCGAGGCTCCTGTGGTCTTCGAAGAGATAAGAACCTGCCCGCCAGCTATGTCCACATCTTTGCCGGTTGCTGCGTCAATGTTCACACCACCCGCCGAGGACAGCAAGGTGATTGCACTTTCTGACGTTCCCTGAGTGTTGGTGACAGTAATCGTCTCAGAGGTTCCAATGTTCGCGGTAAGGGAGATGGCCCCAGCCGCATCGTCTTTGGAAACAAGCTTTACCTGTCCACCCGCAATATCTACGTCTTTAGCTGCGGCAGCGTCAACATTCACACCACCTGCGGTAGACAAAAGGGTAATTGCACTTTCGCTTGTCCCCTGAGTATTAGTCACAACGATGGTTTCCGACACGCCAATATTCGCCGTCAAAGAAATGGCGCTGGCTGCGTCGTCCTTGCTTACAAGGGCAACCTGTCCGCCTGCAATGTTGACATCCTTTGCGGCAGCTGCGTCAATATCAACACCGCCCGCGGTAGCCAATGCCTTGATCGCATCTTCTCCCGTTCCCGCTGAAGAAAGAATCACACTGGAATCGTTTGCCCCCGTGACGGAAATGGTCAAATCGTCGGCAGCGCCGTCAGACGCCAGCGTGATTGTCATCGCTTCCCCGGCGGTTCCTGTGATGTCCGCGATCCCGGTAAGCGCCCCCGTTGTCGAAATATCCCAAGTGGTGGAGTTTACGGCTACGGTCTCGTCGCCGTCGCCAATGGCCACCGCAATAACGTCCCCATTGGTCAGTGTAATCCCCGGCCTGTAGGTCGTGTTGTCAACGTCGTATGCTTGAATCAGCATAGTTTCGGCGGTCGTCGTGCTGGACTTGATCCCTTTGGTAGTGGCAAAGGTCGCGTCGCCGGTCAGCGCCATCGAGGCAACCCCGGAGAAGGCTCCCGCCGATGATACGTCCCAAGAAGAGGTCGCAACCGCAACCGTGCTTGTCCCATCACCAAGCGTTGTGGCCCCGGTAACGCCGAAGCTCGCGGAACTCAGCGCCCCCGAGAAGGCTCCGGACGCCGCCGTGATCGCACCTGCCTTCGTAACGTACCACGTCCCGGAAGTCCCGTTGATGTCATACCCGGTTCCGGCGTTGGTGATCTGAAATGCATCCCCGGTGCCTGCCGTCTTGTTGATGAAAAATGTATCGTTGCTGGCATGGCTGCCATTGAGCTGCACCGCGCCCTGGTCTACCGTGATAGTCCTGCCTGCTCCCGCTCCACCCTGATCATAGGACGCATCGAGGGTATTACCGGACCCGACCGTCAGCAGATTTGTCGCAGTACCAGCCGAATCTTTGAAGAAAAGTGCGGTCGTGGCCGCTCCATCGTCTGCGATATAGAGACGCCCCTTGTTTGCCGCGGGATTGCCCGGCGCTGAAATTTCGGGAAATTCCAGGTATGACCGGAACTCCACGGGCTTGTAATAATGCATATCGTCTGTGACGTTCCCGGCCAGCGCCGGAGACGCCGTGACAATCAGCATCAGGTAAACCGACAACCATGCAATATACTTTTTCATTTCAAATCCTCCTTTTAGTGATACCAAAATTCAACTGCCAGTTGCCCGGCTCCATTTCTCGCTTGCACAACCACGGGGTTCTGCGCTGCTGCCGTGCTGACACAAATTTTGGCGTTGGCACAGGCTACCCCGACTACTACGTTTGCCGTCCCACGGATCAGCGACACATTGCCATCCGACCCGACCTCAAACTCCGCACTCTCGGAAATTACACCTGCTGCGGAAACCCGGACAAATCCATGCCCGGAGTAATTTGCGGTAATCGTGGGAAGTGTCACAGACCCCTCATCATCGACCGCAGTTGCCGATGACCAGTATGTCCCCCCATTGATTGTTACCGAGGACGCGGATATTGCGCCCAGCGCCCCGGTGTTGATTCCCTGTGTGATCGGAGGCCCAGCCCATACTGAGCCCGTGATCAGGATCAGGATTATCAGAAGTGAAAGTAGTTTTCTCATAGCGCCCCCTACTTCGACAGCAACAGCTTAACAGTTCCGGTGGCGCTGACAACGCTCTGGCCCGTAATCACCAGAGTAAGCGCCCCGTCGACCAGCGATCCGCCATAGAGCGAGGCCGTCGCGTCCAGTTTAGGGATGACCCGCTCCGTTGCTGTTGCCGATCTATTTGCCAACTGACCGCCGGCAATATCGAACCCGCTGGCATCGTTGATGACAATGTCGTACAGGGTAGTCGGCGCCACCGACCCGGGATCCGTTTCAATCGCGTAGACATACCAGCCGGAAATCTCCGTCGTGATCGCGGCGTTGGTCGCCGTCGACGGTACGGTTCCGTTCGCTGCATCGCCAGTCCATGAAAATGTCACCGCTTTCATGTTACCGTTGGGATAGCTCTTGATTGCCTGGGTCACCGATCCGGCAGCGTCGGCCTGGCAGGCGAGGAACACAAGCGCCATCAGGATCAGAATTGCCGTGAATAGTCTTTTCATAGTTTGTCCCCCTTAATTCGTCACTAAATACCCATCAAACCCGCTCTTCCCGTCTACATCCGCCGCGCTCGCCGTAGCCTGCACCTTGATTATACAAGGGCCGGGGAACGATGGCGGTAGCGGGTTCCGGCATTGTGGTCTGGATCGGATTGTCAGCGCTAACCGGAGAACCCTTATAGTTTTTGATATCTACCGGCTGCGTTGCCAACGGCACTTTTTGATTTCTGCTGCTCATCGTCACTGTCCCAAAAGCGTCTTTTTTGTTCCAGGGTCTTCAAGCCCCAGACCGGATGTCAGGATGGTTGAGCTTCTACCTTTGCGCAACCTTGCCAGCGCCCGTTCTTTTTCCATCGAGGCCTGCACATCAGCATCACTCACCTTGGGAGCCGGGGTCGCCGGCGCTACGTTACCGCCACCACCAAAACACATCAGCGTACCTCCATCATCAACTGAACTCCACTTTTCCGGAAGCCCATGTCTTCATAGAATTTGGCCACATACTCATTATCGATTCCCGCTGTGACTCCAACCAGGATAACCCTCACCCCCCGAGCTTTTGCCCATCGGATGTAATCGGTCACCATTCTGATTGCCGCAATGCCCCGGTTGTCGGGCTTGAGATACAAAACGTAGTCAGCCGCGATCAACTCATCCGAAAACGCGGGTTGATAAACCGACCCGCCCATCACACCGACAATCTCGCCGTCGACGACGTAGACCACTGCATAGCCATTTGCCATTGCGTCCCGGCAGGTCTCAGCGACCCGGCGAGGAGAATACAACAGCTCCCGGTAATTCGGGCTCTCGCTATGCATCTCGCGCAGGAGATCGACCACGGCGGGGATATCGGCTTCTGTCATGTGTCTAAGCATCGAACGGGCTCCATTCTGCAGCTTCAGTGATGTTCTTCTGCTGACCACGCGTTCCGGCCTTTTTGTCCACCGGATAGGCAAAGGACAATGCCAGTGCATCGGCCCGGTTTGGTGAGGGAACTCTCCGCTTCTTCATGTCCTTCTTTGATTCGATTTGAATTTTACCATCCAAACGCGGAACCGTCTCAGGCCCGATTAGGTCATCATGAAGGACGTTATCCTCCGGGATTGCCCCACCTTCCTTCAGCCAGTCGCGCATCAGCTTCCACATTTCGGCGCGTTTGTTGATACACCCATTATCGGTCGATTTTTCTGCAAACCAGACGAGCCGCCAGTGGTTACGCTTCAAAACCTTCCCAGCGCTAACAATCCCCGTTCCATAGCCGGCATCAATAAAAACAGCGTCCGCCCCCTGTTCGTCCTCCAGGTTCGCAAGGAGCGTTGCGATGGTGATGTCATTGTCGTTTTTGGCTATTGTGCGGAGGATCTTGAAAACGAGCCCTTGCCGGAGGCCGATAACTAATTCGTCGTCGCCTTCCCAGGCGGGATCACAGGTCAGAATCTTCGGCGCGAACATATACTGTTCCGGCCTGATCGATTTTCCAAAAGCCTTATCCACGTCCTCCAGAGAAATGAACTGTTTTACCGACAGGGAGGGGAACATCCCGCGAACACGAACCTTGACAAAATCGCTATCAACACCATAGTCGTCAATCCATTCCTGGATTTTAGCTTTATTGGCTATCATGCAGGAACGGGAATCTATCTGCCGGGTAATCCAACGATGACGGAATCGGCCAAAACATTCCTTAAATCGACCAGTGTTCCGCGTGGGATTACCGAAGGCCCCCCAAATGATTTCAGTTTCGCTGTCCAGCATGGCGCCCTCAGCCACCTCCCAGATAACATCGGGAATGGATGACGCCTCATCGAACAGTAATAGTACCCGCTTCCCCTCGTTGTGCAGCCCGGCAAACGCCTCAGTGTTTGTTTCCGACCAAGGGACTGCATCTGTGCGCCAGGTCTTTTCGTGATCCTTGGCGACAGAAAATATCGCTGTGGCTGTCACCGTGAACCAATGGCGATTAATGGCTAAGCGGTGCCATTTTGCGAGTTCTGGCCATGTCTTTGTCCGTAGCTGGGATTCGGTATTTGCTGTTACTACGCCACGGGTATCCTCCCTGGTACTCATCGCCCACAGTATTAACCAGGCTACCAACGCTGACTTGCCGATATCGTGTCCCGAGGCGGTCGCGATCTGGATCGCCTGTTGTAGAGAAATTAACCCGGCGCCTATGTCGTTCAAAACATCAATTTGCCAGCTGTCGGGGCCTTGGTGATTTTTTAGCTCACCACTCCCCCAAGGGAAGGCATACAGAACATACCCGAGTGGATTCTTGGAGAATCCAGCAATGTCCTCGATTAACTCTAACTCTGGGTCAATCCTTTGTGCGTTCCCTTGATGCACGCTCACGAGCCTCTTTTAATTTATCGTAAAGATTGAGATTCCCTGATAACTCAAGTTTTTCAGTGGGATACGCATTGTCCAACTTCTGAGCATCCATCCGGGCTCGCTGCCTTGTTCCCCAGTCCACCTCATCCCAAGTGACCACCGATTCCCCGTCCGAATAGTCGCGAGCCCCGTCAGCCATGCTGACGATAACACCCGTGACAGCCATCACCTTCACTCCCCGCGGCAGTGCGCTGTTGGAGATTGCGCCTTTCACCTTCAGGGTCTTTGAGACTTTGGCTTTCGATTCTGCTTTGAGCTGCCTAGCCCAGTACAGTGGGGTTAGGCCCAGAGATTCCCGGGCCGCGATGTGGGGATGGAGTAAATCTTGGATTAATTGCTCACCTGTTGGCATAAATTCCCCCGTTTGGGGGAAGGCTACTGAAAACTGAAAATTCTGTCAAACTGACGCTACAGAGGTGACGCTACAGAGGTGACGCTACAGAGGTGACGCTACAGAGGTGACGTGAAAAAATATTTTAACTATTTTTAAAATAAATTATTCTCCAATGATTTCCTTACGATATACGCCTTAACTATGGAGGGGAAAAAGAACATGGCCTTGTATTTCCTCCCCACAGCGTTGATTTTGGTGGTGTATGAAATCACCCCAGAAGCTTTGAGATCTACTTTCCTCCTCATACAGGCCCGAGGCGACTTCCCCACCAACTCAGCCAGCTTTAACCACCCAAATTGAGCGCATTCATCGGCCATCCTTGGCCCCCCTTTCTTCCCCCAACTGGCACTGTGGCGGCCTTACGTTGTCGTCTTGTGTAGTGGTCTCCTTGTATTCACCCACCTTTATTGTGTGGCACCACTCGCTTACATCTAGACGCTCGATATGTTCCATATCACACCCCCACTTGCGCCATAATCTACCCTAACAACTGTATCTCCCCCGGCAAGCCTTATTGCATGTTATTATTTTCCAACTCCACCCTTAAAAAGAATCTCCCAATATTTATTCCACACCTATCGCAATGTGTTGTCTCTATTTCATGCTTCTTCCCAACCTCATCATCACTGAAATAAACAATAACATTCCCACACCGATAGGTCATTTTATCGTGACACTTTGGACAAATAGCATATACTTTCATTCCATTCCCCTCCCAACACCCGCCATCGCAAGCCGTTGTAATACCCCCGCCGCCCGCTCCATTTCCCCCGGGATCGGCTTTTTAATCACCGCCTGTTTTGCGTCAAAATCCCTGGCATTGTATTTCCCATTCTCCACATCCAACGCTTTTTGTAGATATGAGTACGGATATTCAGCGTTATCCCCGTTTTTTAGTAGAGATTTAAGCACATGGAGGATGGCTTTTGGGTGAGCTTTTCTATTTTTGCCGTACCAGGTATCAATTGGCAGCCTGGGGTGTTTGTTTTTCACCTGCTTAACAAGTTCCTGAAGCTCTGTAAAATTTTCACCCACCGCTGTTGTTTTTAGTTTTTCTACAAGGGCGACTTTTTCTTTTTCCGGTTTCGGTGTCTCGGTCTCAAAAGGCGGGTACTCTAAATCATCAAGGTTAGTATTAGCTTCTTTATCTTTATCTTTATCTTTATCTTTATCTTTATCATGGGTGAGGATTTCCCGAGCAACTCCCGAGCAACTCCCGAGTTTTCGTTGTGTCCACTCATCCATTAATTCAGAGAATTTAGGAATAAAAATAGACACTTGATTGACGCTGTAATTAATTTCCCATTTATATATTTTTGAGAGAATTTTTTTGACTTTTGAAGGAGAAACGCGAAGCTTTTGATGAAGATATGATAAACTTACGACAAGTTTCCATTGGTTTTCTGGTGAAAACTCGCGAGAATATATCTCAAGAATACCAAAAAAAACAACATATCCATCCGATCGAAACTCTGACATGAGATCGAAAATGAATGGATCATCAAGACTATCTGATATGTGTTTATACCATTTCATAAGGCAGTAACCTCAAGGCGAACTAACCGACAAGGGGCTATCTCCGCAGGGCGCGAAGCAATGCCGGTTAGCCGCCATGAGCAAGTATTAATTTTATGGATTATCATAATTGGTAGCCTCCAATCTGGCTGATAGAATACACCTCTTCCACTAAATGTCAACAAATTTTTACCCTTCTCCCATGTACTTTTGGGGTTTAATTTTCACCCCTGGGATGGTCTCAATCCGGATCCGTTCGTTCCATTCTATAGTGATATCTGTCCTTGGAACGGCGCCATAAAGTTTTCGGTAGTCGGCATGCCATACCTGGCTGTCATCGTGCCAGGCGAGCCCATTCAGACAATCCTTGACCATTTTTACAAGATTATCGCCATCGGGTTTATAGACGTGGGCGCCGTGGTTGTCAAAAATCTGACGGCAGTCTTTCTTTGATTTTGACTTCGGTACTGGGAAATAAAACACGCACCAGAGCTGCACCGGTTCGTCTTTGGGCGCTGCCTGTTTAATCTGGCTGTTTGCCAGCAGCTTAAACTGATCTTCCTCCCGCCTTTGGCAGTTGTATGGTCTACCAAACCCCCTTGACCGAGCGCGTTCTTTCGCAATCGGCACCCCTGGAATTGTGATCTCTATTATTGGCATTCCCTACCTCCCGTCCATTATTTTATGCTTCAACACTTCAATTTTATTGGTGAATAAAAATAATTGCAAATTATTAAAAATAATGCTTGACAAACCATAAAATTGATATATATTAAGGCCAACATCGCGGCTGGATTGACCACCAGCTGGAAACCTAAAACGAAAGGAGAAAAATCATGAATACCGAAAAAAGAGCGCACCAGGTAGCGGAGAAAATCAATAAAATCGTCGCAGATAAATCCCAGGTTTTGGTCTGGTACCACACGCGGCAGGATGCTGTGCAGGCGGAATTGAGGCTCCACCGGGAATGGAAAATCAGCGTCCCCGTGGATGTAATTAATTATCCACGCGACATCAGCGGCCAGAACGGCCACCTCTGGGGGGAGATGCGGCGGCTGGAGTGGGAGATTACCCAGGTGTCTCTCGTGTGTCAGCGAGAAATAGATCATGTTATCCGCATCAACGAGCGCACAAAAACCGGCCCGCCGCGCCGCGCCGAGGCAAAAAACCTCTGGCTGATTGAGGAGGTTGGGAAACAATTTATCACCGATTACCGCGCGGCGACCTCTAAACGCAATTTGGCCGCGATCCGGAAAAACATCACCGACCTCCAGGCCCAGCAAAAAGCTCTCCTCCCTAAGCTCCGGGAGTCCAATAGTCTCTACCTCGCTGGCAAAAAATCGGGGAAAGCGGCGCGTGCGGCGGCAAACGCAGAGGCGTTGAAATCCGGGCGGTTTTGGGAGGCCGATGAGTCCGCCCTGAAGAATTATTTTCACCCGCCCTTCAACAAAAATTACATCGCCGATGTGTCGGAAAAATGGCGCGCCTGCCTGATCTTGGAGTGCGAATCTGTATCGTACAGGGCTGGGTACAACAACGAGTGGCGGCACAAATTGTCCGCGACCGGCGAGGCCTATCTCTGTGGCATTGATGACAACGGCGATGAATGGGGTCATCGCTGCCGGGTGGACATTGGCCATGATCAGTACGGCAATGGAGATTTTGAGGCCACCGTCGAGGATGCTATGTCTGAGCTGTTCGAAATTTCGGCCCATGCGCTCTCTCGCTGCGAGCGCCAGGGCGACCTGCTTTTCTGCCCCGAGCCGATCCCACCTGAGACCGAGCTGCACCCCCAGGAGACATGGACACCGCGCGAATCCCACAATATCGCCAGCCCCAGCCTCCAGCGCAACGGGCGATATTTCCGCGCGGCCGACGATATCCAGATCACACACACCAGCCACGCGGCGGTTACGCTGCCGGCGGGGGAATACAGGCTGTATCCATTGCAGGTCGCGGACGCTGATTAAGGGAATTAACAAACCCCTCCCTGTCGCTGGCAGGAGATGCCACCCCGGAGACCAATCCGGGGTCAGGGAGGGGAAAACCACCAGACCATAGGAGGTATAAAAATGGCACGCAAAAGCACCGCCCCGCGAATCGAGGGCAAATCCGCAGAATGGTATCCGTCCGTCTTCTCCAGCCTCAATGGGGGGCTGGAGTATTGCGCCGACGCTATTCCGATGCTGTATCGGCACACACTGGAACATCTGCGCCGGGAATTTTCTCGCGGAGAACTGATGTGCATGATCGATGTTTTCAACAGCACGGCGCTTAACCCCGTGCTCGCCGGGCAGCAGCTTGATATCCAGGTCGCCGATGGGATCACACTTGACTCCCTGGATGCGAAATGGGCGATCGACGGGAATGCCCTCAATCTCAAAATCGCCGGCCTCACAATTTTTGAGGCCGCCTGCCTGGAAATTTGGGCAAATGGGTTCTGGTATCGGCAAAACCCAGAGGAGCCGCTGGATTTGGAGGCATGGGCGGGCCAGTTGTTGTAATTCCATATAACCCTCTAAACCCCCGGAGCGGAGCGCCAATTCAACGGCGCCCGCTCACTTTTGCAAATCCCCTGTGGAACCGGATACTGTGCCGCAACATAAGCCCTCAGCGACTCCAACTCCCTCACCGTCATCTCTTCCCGAGCCCTTCCAAACATCCGCTTCAACTCCCCATTCAAATACTGATGCCTTACATTATATGTTCTACAAAACCGTTTAATATTGTTGTTTATTTCCTCCCGTAGCTCGTTCTCAAGTTCCCTCTGGGTTTGCTGTGCCTCTTGCTGGTAGCCGGCGAACGAAAAAACATTCTGCTTGGCCCCGATGAGTTTTGACGACAGCGGAGTAATGCCGGGACGGGGATCTCCGAAGAGGCTTTCCTGTTCTCCTGGGGCAAGTGGGGTTTTCTTTTTTGTGGCGATGGCCAGCGCTTCGGTCTGATCCGCCTCAATGTCAGCCGCGAGTTTCATAAACAATTTGTCCGCCGGGGCAAAGATGTAGCCCTTTTGGGTTTCATACGGGCCGGCCTGAGGGTCGATGCGGACGGCGCGAGCCACCATCTGCTCAATCCATGGCGCCGATCTGATATTCGTCAGGCAAATAATATGTGAAATAGAGGGAACATCCAGACCTTCATACGCCATCGCAACCGTGACCAGAATCCTCAATTTCCCAGCCTTCAGGGACTTTATCTGCTTAACCGCCTCCAGTGTATCGTCTGATGTGGCGATCTCAGCGTGCAGGCCCTGCTGCTTGAGAATGGCGGTGTATTCCTTGGCCGATTCGATTGACGCGGCAACCACCAGAAGCGTTCCACTTGGATTGATCGTTTTCCGATGGTTTTGCCAGTGATCAACCCCAACCCCGAGAAGTTCCTGAGCGTACTCAGTTTTCAGCGCGGTATAAAGCGCTTGGTTCGCATCATATCTACCTGTGCTGATCTTAGCCTCAACAATCTTTCCAGATTCCTTTTGCCATTTGGCTGTACCGTCAGCGAAGTGGAACGCAAGCGGGATGATGGCCTGATCGGCGAGAGCATCTTTTCTGTTGTACCTGATCGCCACCGTTTTGGGGCTGTCATGGAAACATGGAGTGAAACGGTCACCGATCTGGTCATACGGTGTAAACGCAATCTTCTTCGCGTCCCCGCGCGAGAGGGTGCCAGTCATCAA